AGGTATATAATCATTTCTCTTATTGATTGCATCAATCCATAATTTGTAATATTGATTCATACCGTGTGGAGTTGATACTATAATCATCTTTGTATTTTTACCAGATGAAATAGTAGGATAAACTGAACTAAAAAACATCTCTGCGATATTTGCTGGTACGAAAGCAAACTCGTCAAGGAAGATTATGTTAAATGAACCTCCCCGAATAGCAGAACTTGAAGTTGCTGCTGCCACAATAGTTGATTTATTTTCTAACTCAATATTACCTTTGTTCCAATTGATGATACCTTGTTGCATCCACTTTGGTAAGTTTTCATATGCAAGTTGTAATCTACTTAATATATCTCTTGCCGTAGAACTTTTGTTTGCAAGTAATGCGATGTTTGAATTTGGATTAAACAAAGCGTAATGTAAAAGATATGAAATCGTTGTTGTTGATTTACCAGATTGTCTAGGTAGTTTACAAATCGTAAATCTATTATCGTGTATTGTTTGTACAATCTTTCTTTGAAAGTCATACATCTTAAATGGTACCAAACCTTCATCAAGCGATACAATTCGTACATAGCTTTCCATAAAATAAATTGGATCGTTTGCACATTTTTGATATTCAATAATCTGTTCTTGTGTAAACTCAACAGGTGTATTTACTTTTTTTAGATTAGGATTACCGAGATATGCTTCTACATTAGACATTGTAAGTATACCATCCTGTCATTATATATTTTTCTTTTGTTTTACTAATTTGTCCTTTATGAGTATGTGTCCAATCAGCGGGCCATATTATAGTTAAACCTTTTTTTGCTGGAGATATCATATTTTGATATTTAAAATGAGTACCACCATCTTCAACATCATTTAAATATGTCATAAAAACTAAAACTCTATTTTTTGTAGAGGGACCTGTTCTCTCAAAATGCCAGTTTTTAAAACCACCATTAGGCTTATAATACTGTAATTGTAATTCATCATTTATATCAATAGATCCTATGTTATTAGTCTCAGGAAATTTTTCAGTATATTTTATTAAACACTGTTGTAAATAATATCTATAACTAACCACTTCTTTTATTAAGAAAGGATTAATTTCATAAGGTATTAGTAAATCTAAACTATCTTTTTTTACTTTATTTTCAACTATCTTTCCTGACTGAACAATTTTACCAGGTTTAGCATTTACCTTGTAATCTTCATTGTTAAATACTTTTACTAAATCATCACATAGTTTTTCAGGTATATACCAACCACCTATAAAACTCTCATTAGGAAAATTATGTTCTTTCATTAACTATTGCCTCTATATGAGTATACCCTAGTCTTTTTGCTTGTGTCACTCTTTGATTACCTTTCTCTACACTATATAGTTTTTCCACATAGTGTTTACCACCAGCACCATATCTTTGTGTAGGACTAATCTTATGTTTAAATACCTCAATAGGATTATTCATCATATCTTTTATATCTTCAACACCATCAGTTAATTTAGGATTATAATTTTCGTAATACCGATTATAAGTTAAATCACTTATCTTTAGTGTCGTCTTTTTCGGGTGTGATGTCTTTGACTTTAGTATTTTCATCTTTTTTCAACATCTTTTGCAACTCTGCCGTAGAGCCTACAAAAAGAGCATTCTTTATATTTTGACTTGCTGTTTTAGGGACTTGTTTTAAGTCTTTAAGTTTCTTTTGTAAGTCTTGCAACTTATCTACTGTTTGTCCTACTTGTCCTATGAGTTGACCAGCGACTTCATATGCTCTAGGGTGTTGACCCTCTCTTGCTATATCTAATATACCTTCAATCGCTTCTTGTCCTCTTTCAATTAGATTGTAATAATTTTCTCTACTGTATTTGTAATCGTTATCAACATCTTCTTTTTTATCGTCTTCTCTACGAGGAACAACTGGTTTAAATTCTTGTTTAACAATTTCTTTTTTAGGTTCAGGTTTATCAATACCTAAAATTTCATTTACCTTTTCTTCTAATTTACTCATATTATTATTTATAAACTTTTTAAAAAATCTGTATGATCCATAGCTTTGTGTAAATGTTGAACAACAGTTAATCTGTAATCTTTATATTGTGGATATAAATTTGTGTAAGGATCTAATTTAAATTTCTTATCAAAAATACCTAATCCATCTCCGACTTGTAAATAACTTTGTTCAGTAAACATTGCTCTATGACTTCCAAAGTGTAAATCAAATGTTTTTATACCAGAGTTTTTTATATCATTAATTACACTTTCTATTTTTGGAGGTGGTTTATTTTTATCTCTAAACTCTTTCCAAAAAGGACTGTCATTTCTTTTTGTTAAATAATGAAAGTATAAAAAATTTAGTACACTATCATTATCTTCCGTCACTAAATCATTATATAATTTTTTTCTATTAGTATTATTATCAAACATATCAGGTAAAAAATGTAAAAGATGATACAACTGTTCTATTGCTAACCATATAGATGTGGCTTCTAAAGGTTCTGTAAATCCAGAAGATAACCCAACAGCAATACAATTATTATTCCACACTTTTTCAAAACGACCTGCATTAAAATTTATTGTTCTTATATATTCTATATCAGGGAAAACTTCTTTTACTTCATTAAACGCTTGTTCTTCAGTTATATAATCACTATCAAAAATATAACCTGCACCATATCTATGTTGTAATGGGATTTTCCATACCCAACCATACTTCATAGCAATCGCTTGTGTATATGGTTTAATTTTTTCTTCTTGTTTTAAGAAAAAAGGAATAGCTTTTTTTATAGGTAAATGTTTTTGGTAATCTGTCCATTTAGTTTGATAGTGTTTTTGTATTAGTAATCTATGAAAACCACTACAGTCAAAAACAAAATCACATTTTTGAGAAAAGCCACTTTCAAAATTTAACTGTGTAATATTGTTATGTTCATCAGTATCTACATTTTTATACTCATCATAATGAAGTTTTATACCTCTTTCAATACCTATGTTTTTTAAGTATTCGGCTAATTTGTGTGCATCAAAGTGATATGAATTTGACATATTATTAATATCAATTTTATTATCATAAGATAAGATAGGTGGATAAGTGTGATTATCAATTTTTTTATTATTATTAATTAAGTGTTTTAAATAAAAATTATAACAATCATTTCCAAATATAGGTGGAATATGAAATCTATCCAATTCGTTTCTTACTTGAAAAGAATGGAAATACTTTTCATTATCACCATTCCAATTTTCAAAACATATTCCATTCTTTAATGTACCACCTGTTTGTTTTAAAAGATCGTGGCGATTAATACCTAACTCTTTTAAGAATTTAACTAGTGTTGGAGTTGATCCTTCACCTGCTCCTAATATTCCTACTTTTTTACTTTCAATTAATGTAATATTACAATCTTTAAATATTAGTTTGCTAAATAGTGCTGTTAACCATCCAGCAGTTCCTCCACCTAGTATAACAATGTTTTTATCTTTTATCATATTGCGTTATAATTTATTACACATCTTTGAGTTTTTTTAGGTTGTTCAGCAGTATGCCAACGATAACCATTAAACATAACAACTCTACCTTGTTTTGGTTTAATTTTTTTTTCAATAATTAAATCATTAATATTGGGTTTGTCTTTACCCTCACCTTTGTATTTATTTTTGTATATAATCGTATCCGCTTCGTTATCACAAACATAATATAAAACAACAAGATGTGGAAAAAAAGAATCAATGTGTGGAGTATCAACCTGTTTTTCATCATCAAGTTTTAATGGTAATTGAAAAAACGCTCTACCTTGTGTCAAACAAGTATGATTAAAATTTATTTTTTTAAGTGAATTAGTTATTAATGGTAATATAAAAGAGTGGTGTTTGCTGTTTATTTCTCTATCATCTATAAAGAAGTGTGAAAACCCTGGTCTTTTCTGAATAGTATTATCAGCATAACTAATATCATCTACAAAAAACCAAGGAAAGTTTTTACCAAAAAAAGTTTCTTTAATTTTGTTTTGATAATCATTATCAATAACATCATCAAATATATAAATTTCATCACCTATCATAATAATATTTAGTCAGTTAAATTTTATTCATCTGAGTCCGTTGATGTACTATATTTTTTACCATCTGCATAAGATGTAATAGTTGTTGTAAATCCAAAATCATCATCAGCGTCTGCGCTAGTAGGATTAGGAACTACAATAATTCGTTCTTCTCTTGCTTTATTATTTACATCTGTGTCACTATATAAGTCTGCTTGTGTTTCTTTAATAACCTTGGAAGTATTCGCTGGACCAAATAGATAAGTTTTCGCAGTAAAACCTAAAGTATAAACTACGGCTCTTCTTTGTGAAAAATCACCACTATAACTATCTTCATATTGCACACTATTTAAAATTATGGGTACATCTCTTTTTATACTTAATTCAGGTATTGCATTTACAGTCACAGTATAATCAGGTTGAAAAAAAGGTAATATTTGTTCTATAATTTGTAATCCACCTTCTGCTGTCGCTGTAAATGAATATAGATTATAAGATATGTTATATGGAACAGGTGTGTAATTATAATTTAATACTTTACCGTCTATACCTGTTTTAACAGTTTTATATTTTTGTATTCTTGTTAATTTACGAGAGCCATCATATGAAATACCTGTAATCTCAAATCCCATACGAGGTAAAGTAATAGCAAATTCTCTATCTTCCAAAGATGGTTGTTGATCTAGTCTAGTTAAAAACTTTTCTTTTGGAGCATAAGCTAATGGAACTCTAATTGTTTGTACTACTGAACCACTAGAGTTTTTTCTTTTAATTTGTATGTTATTAAAGATTTGACCAAATGCAATGGTCATTCTTCTCATACTTTCGTTATAAAAATATCTTCCAAACATCTAAAAATCTACATCTCCAAATGGATTACGTTCTGTAAAATCTAATATATCATCTGCAGTTGATGCTGTATCAAAACCTGCTTCTGTATCTAAATCTAAATTATCAGCATATAATGATTGTGTCTGTAAGTTGTAAGTTTCTAATAACATATAATTACTTTCACCATCTGCTGCATCGTTTTCTAATAATAAAGCACCACTTTCATTTTCTAAACTAACTTGATGTGCTAATTGATCTAAAGAATATTGATCTTCAGCACTATCAATTGTACCAACGCCTGTATCAATTTGTTCTGAACTATATTCCCATCTAGTACATACTAATTTGTAAACTGGTAGTTGACCTAGTTGAAAGAATGGCTCTTGGTCTTGTACAAATTGTATCTCAAAAAAACTATTCATCAAAGGCATATAAATTATATCGCCTTCGTTTGGTCTACCATCTTTTATTAATGTGGCTTTTTCATCAACGGCATCATTAAATCTTCTTTTAGAGATCATAAAGGTAGTATCTTCTCTAATCTCTAAACCAAACTTATTAATAATCTCTTGTTCGCCTGCGAAACCTTCTGTTGTTTCCATATACGCTTCTACTAATAAAGCAGAAGAGAATTTAGACAACATATCTTCGCCTAAAATTAAATCTCTATTTACAAGTGTTCGTGGTAAGTAATATACATCTTGGCCATATATCTTTAGGCCCTCTATGATTAAATCTTCATAAAGTCTTTTTTCTTCGGAACTACCTATGCCCTTACCTGCTTGAAAATAATGGTTAACGGCCATGGCATTATCCTATCATCATTGCTGGATTTAATTCGTATGAACTTCTTATTTCTTGCTCAAGTTTTTCTATATCCGATAAAGCTTCAGAATACAATTGTTGTCCGTTTAATGATACACCACCAATCATAGCAACGCCATTAAATTTAGATAAGTTTGCTCCCCATTGTTTTTTAAACAACGCAGTGACATATCTTTTTAAGTATAAGTCGTTATATACATCTGTAAATGTTTCAGGATCTAATTTTCTATAACACTCAATTACCATATATTCACCAACGGCTAAATCATTTTTCCAATCTTGGTCAATATATAATCTATTATCGTGTTGATTAAATCTCAATGGTTTTTCACCAACAAGTACGTGATCTAAAAAATCTAAATGTCTTAATACAACATCATAATTAATTATTGATGTAGAAGAAAAATCGTAAAGGTCATTTAATCTTAATTGGTATCTTACATCAAATAAGTTTAGATTACCTTTGTTTGAAAATGGAAAGATATTAATTACTGATATTACACTTTCAGGTACTACAATAAAACTATTACCCTCTTTCCAAGCAGTTGTCACAGAGTTTTTAGTGACTGATTCAGATGAGTCAGCGTTTATTCTATCGTAATCTGCTTGTGTGTATTGATACTTTAAGTATGTTCTTCTTATACCGTCATAGTGATATTGTGCGAAATATTGTAACGCTTCATCAATTCTATCTTCTAATTGGTCGTCATCAGCGTTAACTTCTATGACTGGTTTTCCGAGCGCTCTTAAAGCGTATTGTTTTAATGTTTCTCTACTTGATGGTGTTGCCATACTATTCCTCTATTTTCTACTATTTATAAGGATAGTAGAGTATTAACCTAGTGCAACAGCTTGAGCGATAGCAAATGCGTTAGTCGCTTTTGCGTCTAATTGTGTTTGAATAGCACTTGTCACGCCAACAGTATGATTTAATTGTGTAGCTGTCGCTGTGACTACCACATCTTCATTAATCTTTGGACTAGTTAATGTTTTATTTGTAAATGTTTGAGTAGCAGTTAATAATGCGATAGCACTTGTGTTTGATAAATCTGTTGAAGCTATTGTAATATTTCCTGTACCATCAAATGATTGACCAGCAATATTTCTAGCAGTTTCTAATGCAGTTGCTGTAGCGGCATTTCCAGTTGTTGATCCTGAAGTACCTGATACATTTCCTGTGACGTTTCCTGTCACATTACCTTCTATATTTGCGACTAATGTTCCAGTTGTAATTGATAAATTACCTGTACTAGATGCAGTTGCTGTTGTAGTTCCAAGTACAAACTTGTCAGCACTTTCGTCCCATGCAACAATAGCGTTATCACCTGTACTACCTCTTTCAATAATTATTCCTGAATCGTTTGCGTTTGAAGTTGCACCTGAATTTAATTCTAATAAATTATCATCAATTGTTGTGTTAGTAGAATTGACAGTAGTTGTTGATCCGTTAACTGTTAAATTACCTGTGACTGTTAAATTACCGCCAATCGCATCAATAGAAGATTCCATCAATGTGACTAACTGATCTAAAGTTGCTCTACCTTCAGAACCACCGTCTGATACTAAAAACTTGTCAGTTGTTGCTAGTGTGGCACTTTCTAAATCTGTTGCGCCATCAATGTTTATTACTGCTTCAACAGCACCAAACTCTAATGCGCTTGCGCCTGAATTTACTTTTAATACTTGTCCTGCCGAACCAATAGACAAAGCAGCACCTATACCACCGTGTGATAAAGGTATAAATTCACCTGATTGATATTCTGCTAGACCAGTGGCATTACCACTTCCATCAAAGACTGTTCTGACTGGTATTTTTGACGACATTATTTTCTCCTCTTACTTATTTATATGTCTTTTTTATTAGAAACTAAACAACTCAAATTTACTTTGTTGTGTCCCATTTGCCTTTGTAAAACTAGTAAATACTGATGCATTTGAAGACCCTGCTGCCATTGTAAATGTAGTTGCTGCTGAGCTCAAACCTCCAGCGTTTGTAAAGAAAGGTACAGATTTAGTTACCACACCTGTTTTCGAATCTGCCTGAGCAATACTTTCACTACCTACTTTAGAACCCGTAGGTAAAGTGACACCTGTAGCAGACATAGCGATTGATCCAGTTCCGTCTGAACTAATTGTTGCCCCACCTAAATTGATTGTGTCACCTGAAAGAAATAAATCACCCCAACGTTTTGACGAACTACCTAAATTTCTTGTGCCATTACCATCAGGTATAATATCTTGGTCTACAGCAGATAAGTCACTTGCGACTTCACCGAAGTCATATTTACCTGTTGATGAATTATATTTTAAAGCATAACCATTTTGTTGACCTGAAATATCAACATCGTCCATATTAGATATTTTTGTACTACCACCACCACCAAGTGATTGTAATTGAAGTGTTGTAAGTTGTTTAAATTTACTAAACTCTGCTGTAAGTTTATCTAAACTTGTTTCGCCAGATTCAATATCTTCTGTTATTGATTTAGCTTGTTTAGTTAACTCTTTTAATATAGTATCTTTATTATTAATATCTGTATTAGCATTTTCGTAAATCTGGTCTTGTTGTAAACTTCTAACTGGTTGTGTATTTGTTTCAATAACTTTTTTAACATTATTTACTAAATCTTCAGATACTATACTTGTTCTTTGTTGTTTAGCCACAAATTTAGTAAAGTCATTTTCTGTAATATTAGTTTTAACAATCTCATCTGTTTGAAATTTATTTACAGCGCCTGTTAATTCTTTTAAAGTGTTTAATAGTTTTTCTTCGTTAACAGATTTTTTGGTCTTAACATTTTCATCAACATTATCAAATTTAGGTAATTCAAATAATTTTTTAAGTTTATCTTGTTTTTGTTGTTCTGTTAATATCTCTTTTTCTAAATTTTCTTTTTCTTTAACTAGTTGTTTAATTTCTTCTTCTTGTTTTTTATCTAAAACTAATTCTAATTCTTCTTTTTCTTTTAAAAGTAATTGTATTTCTATATCTTGTTGCTTATTATATTCTTCTTCTAATCTTTTCTTTTCTGCTTGTAATTCTAATATTTCTATATCTATGTCTTTTGTCATTAGATTTTCGTAGCCTCTGGAAGAACTGTTATAATACCATTATGTACTTTTTCAATAGTTGAATCTGCTAATATTAATTCTACATCATATACATAACGACCTGAGTCAATAGCAGCTGTGACTGTATCTGTAAGTGTTAATTTATATGTTCCCGCTGAACCTGAAACAACAGTACAAGTAAAAGATGCTGTTGCTGTTGAAGAAGAAAAACCTTTTCTCATTTGCGCTTGTAAAGTACGACCACTAATATCGTATGCAGTAGATCCATCAGTTGTGACTGTTAATGTTCTACTAAAATCTGCGCCTTGATCTATTGTAAAATTTTCAGCTGTTTTTTGTGTGACTGCCATTTAATTTTTCTAACCCTTTTTTAATCTTATCATTATAGTAAGTAGTTAATACTTCAATTTTTTCTAATTCTAATTCGTGTCTTAACTTAGATTGTTGAATTTCTTGTCTAGCAACAATTGTATTTCTCACTTCTAATGGTAAATCATTTATAATATATTCTTTACCATCAATTATTATCTTGTCTTGTTTTACAGTTTCCGTCATACTTTAATCACCTATTTTATTATTTATGTTATTTTAAGTCTAATATAAATTCTTTTTTACCCAATGTTCCTCTTACAAAAAAGTTAAATGCGATAGAATATCTTTTTTCACTAGTTTTGTTTCTTTCTACGCTATGTTCCAAATGTGATGGAAAAAGAACTATTGATCCTTCTTTTATATCTACAGTACAAAAATCACAATTAATATTATCGTGTTCTTCATACTCTATTTTAATACAAGGGTGAAATAGATTAGTGAGTAAATGATTTTTATGAAATGTTATATTACCAGAGCCATCAGGAAAAATTGGATAATACACTCCACTTATCAAAGAATTTCCGTGATAATGAAGCTGTGATTCATCATTAGGATTATGTATATTAACCCAAGAATTTTGTAAATAAAATTCTACATTGTTTTTTATACGTAGATATTTTTTTACAAATATCTCACAATGATTTTTAATTTTTTCTTCTAAGTCTTTTAATTCTAAATTGTTTTCAAAGATATAACGATCTTTTGTTATGTCACTATTACCAATAGGTGTTCTCTCATAATCAAAATTTGTTATTATATTTTTCCATTTTTGTTCAACAGGTATCTCTGCTTCATAAACAGGAGTTGGCCATAAATTACGAACTTTAAACTGTGGCATACATCGCTCTTATTGCTTTTAAATATGTTTTATGTTTTACTTGAGGAACATTTAAATTGTTTTTATATTCGTTCATTCCTATATCAAAATGTTTTCTATGTTCTTCATTAAAAGAGTTATATAAGATTTTTATATTTTCTTTGTTAAGTAAATCTAAAGCATATAATATTTGAGAATAGTTATGTTCTAAAAACAAGTAATAATTTGTTTCTCTAAAATCATCTCTAATAGGTAATCTAGTTTGCCATCTTTCTATATTCTCTCTTAATGTATCAGGTATCTTCATAGTTTTTAAATCTTTCCAAAAACTAGTGTCATCTCTTTTTGTAATATAATGTAAAACAATAAAATCTCTAATATTGTTCATTATCAATTCCATTTTATAATTATAATCATCTATTATCTTTTGATTATAGTTATCAAACATATGTATAAACAAAAACATTTGATTTATAGATGTACCTATTGATGTTGCTTCTAATGGTTCTACAAAGTTAGCACTTAATCCTACTGCCAAACAATTTTTAATCCAAGGTTTATCTAAACAACCAGGATCAAACTTGACGTGTTTTCCTATATCTATTTTATGTCCTAGTGTTTCTTCTATTTCTTGTTTTGCGTCATCGGCACTTATGTAATCACTATCAAAAATATAACCATTACCCCAACGACCATAAGTGGGAATATGCCAAGCCCAACCATATTTCATAGCTCGTGCAATTGTATAAACATTATATTCATCTGTACCATTTGTTGGAAAGGCAATTGCTTCTTTCATTTTTAAATACTTACTATATGATTTCCACTTTGCGCCTAATTTAGAAATTAATAATCTTTTAAATCCTGTACAATCAATATAAAAGTCTGTATTGTAATTATTCTTTTCACCTTTTAAATTTGATATTTCGCCTTTATTATTTAATTCTACATCAACTATCTCATCATCAATAACTCTTAAACCTTTTTCTATTGATTTTTTATTTAAAAATTCATTTAACTTAAATGTGTTAAAGTGATATTGATTAGTAGGACAATTGTGTAATTCACTTAATAAAAATTCTCTACCAACTTTGTTTTCCCAAAACCAAGGATTATTCAATTCTTTTACATCACAGTCTTCATTCATTAACTTTAAATAACTTGCTAAATGTTGTCCGTGTTTAAAGTTTTTTAATTCATTTACATTATGTAAAAAATCATTACCTGTCCAATTTTTAAACATAATACCACACTTCAAAGTTGCGTCACATTCAGTAATCAATTCTTTAAAATCAATACCGACAAAATCCATAAACTCTTTCCAGTGCTCGGTTGAACCCTCACCAACTCCTATAATACCAATTTTATCTGACTTAATTAGTTGTATATCAATATTACTTCCGTATCTAGTTTTTAAAATTAACGCAGTAATATATCCGGCAGTACCTCCACCAACTATTGTTATTGTTTTCATAATTTAGGTAGTTTATTGTTTCCTAACGACAAGTCACTTCCATCACCTAAAGGGATTGCAAAGTAAAAATGTGTAATAGTATATTTTCCATATCCTGCCTCTTCTGGTTGAGTATGAAATTTTAGAGGCGTTACACTATGTAATAAACAACTAGGAAACATAACCATTCTATTATTTTTTAATTTAATTTCATAATTGGGTTCATTTAATAAAAAATCACCACCATCAAATAATTTAGGCTCTCTTACCATCCATATTAAACAAGTCCAACTAAAAGAATCATAATGAGGTTTATAATGATCGTTATCCTCATAATAAGATATTAAAGATGTATCTTCTGTAGTAGATAAAAAACTACGAGCATAAGGCATAAAATTACCCATAATATCTCTAAATTCTGGTGATCGTTGTTTTTTCATACAATTATAAATTGGAGATATTAATTTATTATTATAAAATGTTTCTAAATAAAATCTATATGCTGTACTTCTAGGTGAGCCATCTTTATCACGAGCAACAATTGTATCTTCTGCCTTTTCTAAATATTTTTTAGGTGTTGCACTATAAAAATCTAACTCTTTCCACACAGCCTTTTCTTCATTAGGAGTATACCAATTATCAATAACTAAAGCAGGGTATAAAGGATTATCTTTTAAAAGTTTTATATTCCAAGTCATTTATTAATCTATTACTTTTCTAGCATTATTAGTTGTATTATGTTTTTCATATTCGTTTAATTCTTCATCATTTCTTACAACTTGATCTAATACAGGCATACCTAAAAGGGGTCTACCATCAAAAGGAATATCGTATTTACCACCAGCTTCATTATAATGTAAAAATACTTGAGCGTGATGATTACCTATAAATGGCTCTCTCCAATGTTCTAACTCACAACCACGATATATTACCATATCACCTGGTTTCATATAAACTGGAGTTTCTATACCATTTTTTTCTTTTACATACATAGGCCAATTCCAGTTTTTATCTTCAAGGTTTGAAGTATCATAACCTAAACAAAGTGTAGTTGAAATTTCACAACTTGGTCTATCTTTATGTCTTTTTAACTCTGTACCATTTGTATAAAGTCTATGATAAGAATATGTAGGAACTAATTTTAATCCAGTTAAATCTTGCATCTTTCCTAAGCCTAAACTTAAAAAAGCATCAAAGATAGGATCACCATATTTACTAAAGTCACCTGGAGCTTGATCGTCAGTAAAGGTGCCGTTATACGCCATATCAACTCTAATATCATTTTCTTCGTAATAACTTAATCTAGCAGTTTCTAATTGAATATGATGATAAAATAAATTGGCCATACTTTGGTCAATATAATTATCTATCTTAACCCAACTATGTTCTTTAAAAAATTTTGCCGCACTCATTTTTACTCCTTTTTATCTTATTTAGTATCTACACAAATGGTCTTCCTAGTGTCCATAAAACTAGAGAGTATCTTGTTCCTTTAGTCACAGGAGTTACCTGATGATATACAAATGATGGAAATATAACGATTGATCCTTGAGGTCTTATTTCTGTACATTCGTGGAAACGTTTTCCTTGATTATGTGGACCAAAATCAAACTTTAAATTTCCACCTTCATATTCACCAGGTTTATTTAAATTAATTGTCATAGATAGTTTACGAATTTTTCCTACCATATCAGGAACTGTAGTATAACCTTTAGGTATTTCACCATCTGGCCCTGTTTTAGTAATACCTGGAATATATCTTTTATACTTTCCATGGTGACAACTCTCGCCATCTGCGTGCCAACCATAAAATTGATTAGGTCCATATTTGGTAAATTGAAAAGTCTCACTGTAATCAAATTGATATTTCCAACCAGAATCATTATTTGCCTTATGTAAAAAAGGATATACTAAATCATATAACCATTGATGATTTAACCAAGATACTTCACTATCTCTAATGTAACTTTTCTTTTCTTTTTCTTTTCTTAAATCTTCTACGGTTTTATCTGCTTGAGGAGAAACGGGTTCACCTAATTTTTCTAAAGCTTCTTTGTGACCACCATCAAATGTAGTTGCAACAGTAGACCCGCCTGCTTTTTTAACACTATCAATTTGAGATAAACCTAAATCAATAATTTTTTGACATTGATCAGGTGTCAAGGCAGATTCAATATAATAATATGAATTGTGTATCATCATTTTACTTATTATTTAGATAGGCTGAAATTACCAGATACACTAATACGCTCTGCGTCAACCCAATACGGTGAAACATAATGTTTTAATTGTGCTGGAAATATAAACATTAAATTTTCATAAGGCTCAATGGGATAATCATTACCCATTAGACTAGTTATATTTTCACCATATGAAAAAGTAATTTTTCCTGCACTTTGATTATTACTGTCTGCTTGTGTTTTAAATATTTCTGGTGGTACCTTACAAAATATCACAAAAGACAAAACACCACTATGTGCATGTGGTGGATTAAAATCGTGTTTTTGAGAAAAATTAATCCACAATTCATCTAATTTTAATGGAGTAATTTTATCTGTCATTAACGAATTACCATATAACTTATCTATTCCATCACAAAATCTTTTTACATAAATTTTTAAATATGTTTCTGATCTTAATTTAAATGATTCTTTAAAACGATATGATCGTCCGTATTTCAAATTACCTGCTAATTGATAATTCCAATCGTCTTCTTCTTTTGTAAGTTTACGACCTTCTACAATTAATTGATTTGTAAAGTTGCTATCAACTTCTGTTTGAAAAATAGGAGGACTAAATGGATAAATTATATTATCGCCAGTTTCCGTACTTACTGTAGGGACATTTGTATAAAACATTAACAAAAAATATTTTAAACTATTTTTTAGTTAAATGTTCTGCTAATTTTTCAAGTTCTTCTAAATCTGCCGAGAAACCCATATGTGGTATTCTAATCTGTTCACCGTCTCTAGTATCTTGTCTAAACCCTTGAACTGCTTCACCTAATCTAAAATCTTTGGTTAACTCGTACCATTTAGAATCTTCATATTTCATTTCTGGTATTTTTGATATATCAAACTTTACTGCTAATTCTTTAGCAAACATTCTACAAGGTACATTTGCTCGTTCTTCTAATAGTTTTATGATTTCTTTTACGACTCTTTTATCGTGGTCTGTGATATTTCCATAGTCATAATTTTCTTCAACTATGGTTCCTTGATCTGTTATAATTTCGCCAGGCTTTAGTGTATTTAATACTATATCACCTTTGTCTTCTGAGGCTAGATAATTAGGATTTCCAAACTCATCTACGCCATCATATTTTGCTTCTTTATCAGTCATTTCAACTCCTTTAATTAAATAAAATAATATTTTAGTATTATTTAGTAATCAACAATTACAATACCTTTACCGCCTGCGCCGCCGCCGCCCATATTACCATCTTGGCCATTACCAGAACCACCTCCGCCACCACGATTGGCAGTTCCTGCACTATTCCTATTTCCGCCACCACCAGATCCACCAGATCCACCTGGACCCATATTGTGATCGGTCACGGCTCCACCACCACCACCATATGTCACTGATGTTCCTGATATTGAATATGCTCTACCATTACCACCATTACCTGCGTTATGAGGTCCACCAGAGTTACCAGCATTACCGGCACCACCGCCACCACCAGCGCCCCAATTAGGTGGGTTTCCAGCGTTCCCGCCAGGATTACCAAAACCAAAGTTTCCAGAATCGCCTGATTGAGTAGGTTGAGTTGCACTACCACCAGTTGGTCCACCACAACCAGCACCACCACCTGATCCACCAGGTTGTCCAGCTTGGTTTCTAGGTCCTCCACCTCCACCGCCGCCTTTAGCAGTTAGTGTACTAAATACAGAATCTTGTCCAGATACTCCAGGTCCAGCATTCGCACCACCATCACCAACTGTGACTGGAATTGAACCACCAGGTGTGACTGTAAAACCTGGTTTATAAATTAATCCACCAGCACCTCCGCCACCTCCAGCAGATGTACCACCACCACCTCCTCCAGCAACTAGTAATACATCAACAGAAGTAATACCTGTTGGTACAGAAAAAGTACCTGATGATGTAAATGATTCAGTTCCTGATGGAACTTCTGTTATTGAAAAGGCTCTTCCTACACTATTAGTTCCGTCTGATGCAGTTACTGTAAAGTTAGTAGTAGTTGTTCCTGTAATATTTGTGTTTAAAGTACCAGTAATTTGACCATTAGAAGAATTTAAAGATAAACCTCCAGGTAATGAACCTGAAGTTACTGAAAATGTTATTGATCCTGATTCAGGATCAGTTGCAGCTAATGTAATTGTACTAATTGTAGTTTGTTCTGAAAAGGAACCTAAACTTCCTGCACTTGTTGTCCAAGATGGTGTTTGGTTAACATTAATTTGATCTGTTATTGTTTCATTACCATCAGAATTTGATACTTTAACATCATAAGGTTCACCGCTACCAGGTAAACTAGATTTTGCTATCACACCAGTAATTTGTGTTAAAGAGTCAATTGTCACTGAATCAAAGTTAACTGTGCTACCTGATTCATTAATTAAATTTGCTGTAGTACCTGATACATAACCAGATCCAGTAAGTGTAAATGTATGATTACCTGTTCCGTCTCCTTCAGCAACAGATGTTGGAGAAACACTTGTTATTTTAGCAGGACGTGATATTATATTTGTTCTTTGAATTTTTTTAAGTGCACCTGCACTTGTATCGTAAACTAAAAATGTATCATCATCTGCAACTTGAGCTGATAATTCTGTTTGAGCGTTTAAAATACTTTTATCTATATTTGATTGTCTAATTTTTGCCATATCTTATTCTAAACTGGTAGCTCCCTTATTACAATTGAGTCAGATGCATCAGGTGCAGTACCAAATGTTAATGTTGTACTAGATATTGTATAATCAGTAGTGGGTTTCTGCATCAACCCGTTAATTGTGACCATAACTTTATTCACTGTCATACCTTGTGTTACTGTAAAGCCTGTTGTTGACCCGTCACCAGTTGCTGCTCTAACATTTACCTCTGTTGGTCTATCTTTAGACTGAATGTATCTAACCATTTTTAACTCTTTTTATTATACGTCTTCTAAAACGGATACAACAACATCAATTGAAGAACCTGCCGAAGCTTCAGCTCTTAATACATCTGCGTTTGATCCATCATTTTGAAGAATTAATTTGTTTCCTTGCATAACTTCAACTGTAGTATTTCCTGGTACTTTTAATCCATTACAAATATAAGTATCATTTGATCCATCTTCATTATCTAAAAATATTCCTACTGTTCTTTCAGCGGCATTTTTATTACAGATAGATATACCAATTACAATTGACTCTAATGCACTTGAACCCGCACCTGCAGGTACTGAGTATAATGCATCACCAGATGCACCAGTTCCTGTTCCTACATTGGGTTTAGCAAATCTTTTAAAATCGTTGGCCATTTTATTTCCTTTATTCTCTTATAGTTATTTATATAGTTTTAAATGTGTTATTAACAAAATCATTGATACTATACAAATAATTTTGCCCGTATTAACCTATTTATATAGATTAACACCCTTATAAACATTACAAAAATTAACCTAGAGCTACTGCTTGAGCAATCGCAAAAGGTTTAGTTGCCACAGATACACTATTAACTTGTACATCTGTAGTAAAATTAGCTGTTCCAGAACCAGTGACATTTACCATACTACTTATAGAACCTGCTCCAGAACCAGTTATATTTACAACACCAGTTATAGACCCACTGTTTATTGATGCAGTACCATCAGTTAATGTTGTTGATGTAATACTTGTCAAACCTGTTATTGTACTATTTAATGAAATTGTTAGAGTATCAGTCGCACTTACTGCTGCGCTAATATTACTGGCACCGACAACATTTAAAGTATCCCCACCAGAAATAGCTTGTGTTGTAGATGATGAGTCTCTTAAAGTAAAAGAACTTGTTGCACCAAAAGCCTCATTGATCGCTCCTATTAAAGTGCTTTTATGAGATGTACTTAGACTTGTTAGATCACCTATGTCTGTCCCGACAGTATTAAATGTCGTTCTAAATGTTTCTAAAGTATCTGTTGATGCTACTGATCTAATTGCCATCTTACTTACTTATTGCTCCTTTTAATAAATCTTTAATTTCTCTTAACTCAGATTTTAAATTATTTATTTCTTTTACAGCGTTTCTAATTTCATCACCTTGTTTCTCTCTCGCTCTCGCTCTTGCCATATATATACTATATTCTGTTGTATTTGTATTAACAATACCATTTGAATTAGTATCTCTAATTAAACTTTGATATCCTTCTACTTTTAATCTTGCCATTATACTGCCAATGCTATTGCTCTCATATCTTTTATAATAGGTGGATATGATGATACTGAACCTGTTAATACTATTTTAATTTGAAAACTTGTAAAGTCTTGTATATCACTTGCTGAATATTTGTATTCTTTAAATGTTGTATCGTCTTCAGCAGGTGTGACTGTTGTGTCTTCACTACCATCACCATTAAATGGTGTCCAATTTAAATCTTCTATGTTTCTTGCTTCATCAGGACCAGATGTTCTAAAGTAAACTTCAACACCTGAACTTGATCTTACATTTTGAGATAATCTAACATCTAACGCTGTGGAAGTATTTTCTAAATTAATTGATTTAGTTAAATAAACTGCTGATGATGATGTACCTGTGTTCGCTGTATCATCAACAAAATCTGGTGTATTACTTACAGTAGGATTATTTAATCTATTTGAAATTACAAATGCGCTCATTCGTTGAGTATCTAACACTGGTGACAATTTAGTATTTGTAGTTGAGAACTCTAATATATTCCAAAATGATTTATTACCTGACATTTCATTTGTTTCATTTATCTCACTCATAACAGCATTTGGTCCTGTAAAGTAAATATTATCGTTATTAACCACTGATAATTTGTTTGCACTTGATGTCAAAGTAAATTCTGATTCAGAACCGTGAATTGATTTACCTGTTGTAGGTCTAATATAATGATTAATACTTGTTCCTGGTAATTGCATTGTTTGAACACCAGATAAGTTTAATACGTCATATGTTCTATTTTGAGTTGCTACAACAGTGGTACCACCAACATCACCTGTTGATGTAGCATTACTTGAAGAACCTGAAGTGATAACATAACTGTCTAAAGTCACGTCTTTAATAGATGTGTATGTTCCATTTATATCTGTATGCGCAATACCATTATATGTTCCAGATGCAACACCTGATATTGTGACATTATTACTTGTACCATGCATTCCATGGTTAGGGTGGAAAACTGTAATCTCTTTAGAAGCATTTTTTGTTCTTAAAGGATTATTTTTTAATGTTCTACTACCTAAAGTATCATTTGTTAAAGTAATTGTACCTGTGACATTACTAAATTCTGCTCTCTTAATTTTAAATTTAATATCTTCATTTTGATCTGCTGTCCAAGTCACACCATTTTGTGATTTAAAGAATACACCTGCATATGGTTGTTGTGAGATTGTTCTATCTGAATTTAAAGCAGTTTCACCTAATCTCGCAACATAAACATTGTAATCTGTTGAGTTTGCCATTAAGACAAAAGCGTATTCTGTATTTTCTTGTACATAAACAGGACTATCAAAAGTAAATGTAGTTGCTGTTGTACCATCTGTACTTGTACTTACCGCACTTGGGTTTAAAGTTTTTTCAGCAAATGGTAATATTTGTTGTCCAGGATAACCGTTTACAGTATTTCTTAATTGTAAAGTCACTGGAATATTTGCGTCTTTTGAACTAAAGTAAATATCTATTGAAGTTAAAAATACACCACCTTCATCATCAATCATAAATGTTTCTGCTAATGGATCGTGGTATCCTACTTGACGAGAAGCACCTCTTTGAACACTAGTTTGTGTCACGGCTTCAGTTTCGTTAGTTGCTCTAAATTCTACTCCTGCTGTTCTTGTTGAAATTATTGTATTTTGTACTGTTTCAATAATACCTCTTGCGATGTATTCAGCGTTTGCAGCAGTTTCTGGCGCAGATGTTAAATCATTTGTAGATGAACTTGTCAATCTGAATACTCTTTGACCTGTTCTCCATCTAGGATTAGCGTCAACTTTTGGATCAGGTATTGCGAAAGTACCTGAAACTGCACCATTTGAATCTGTAATTACAGCGTCTCCAGCACTACCTCCTGAAGGTGTAATATATGCTGATACACTATCACTATCAAAATAAGGATAAACTCTTGTATTTGGTTTTAATCTTGTTGCACTAAATGATATTGTTCTACTTCTAATAAATGGTACAAATGCTACTGATATAATTCTATCACCTATATTTTGAGTCACAGTTTTTGGAACTAATACTTGTCTAATACCAACTCTTGTTCTTGTACCTGTTCTAGTTGCTGTTTGAATATCACGTTGCATAACTGCCCAACCGTGACCTTGTCTTCTTCTATAAGTTTCTGTACTATTAGAGTTTGATACACCTGTCCAGTGATTTTGCCATTCGTTCCAAACTGTTCCTATTTCAACAGATGTTAGATTTGGATTACCTGAATTTTTAACTAAAGTGTCCCAAGTACCATCATCATTATTAATTACTAATTCTGGTGCTCTTTCAGTTTCTTTCCATTCATCATTTGTTGGTGTTAGTGCAATAGAACCAATCCAAGTAAAGATACCAAATGGGTTAACATTAACAGATTTACTTGCATAAGGTTGATCTATTAAAGTTGCTTCTGTATAAGGTAGTGTAATTAGATCACCAGTTTTTTGATAGTTTGATGCTGCTCTATCAGCGTCAACTATTGCCGTACCATCATCATCTCTTTCAACTAATTGTATTGCGTCTTCGTGGAATGTTGGTCTCATTTCACCTTTCGCATAATCCATTGATACTTTGTAATCTAAATTACCAGCGTCACCTATTCCGTGACCTGTAAAATTATCTACAATAAATCCGTTTTTAAATCTATCAAAACCATCTGCGTCTTGTATTTGTAAAGATTGTGCTGCTGATTCTAATAAAGAAAGTTGTGTGTAATATTCAACATTTTCAATTCTCTTTTCCAATCTACCAATATCTCTCATTGTATATCTTCTATTATCTACTGCTTCAATACCTACTTCAGCAATATCTAATGTGTAAGCTGGAATAAACAATGTATATAAGTGCATTGCGTTATCTAAATCATCAGGAATTTCAGGTGTTAAAGAACTAGCACCTTTTAAAACTTTAAAGTTTCCTTCTTTATCTAAAAATATTTTATCTACTCTTTGTAAGTAATATTCGTGGTCAGTTGATATGTCTGATTCAAATTTAACAACATTTACAGTAGAAGCTTCTGTATCTAAAGCACTATCTATAGTTTGAAATTTTCTATCTTGTCCACCTGAATTAATTGTAGATGATGCACCTACTCTTGGTCTAAAATCTAAACTATCTCTTAACTGATAAACTTCTCCTGTTGTATCTGAAGTATAACTTGGTATATCTTCATAATCTACAACACCAGAATATGAATCTACATCAAAATAATCCCCTGCGCCGTGTGTGAAATAATCAAAGTCAATTAATATTCTACCTGTTGGAGTTATCTCACCCGTTTTTAATTTTATTCTACCAATGTCATAGAAGTTATCTCTTTGTCCATTATCTAACTCAAATCTACTAGTAATATTTGTATTACTAGATGTTGCGTCAGTAGAAAAATCTGCTGACATATAAACTGCATTTAATTTGAAAATATCAGCTTTACCTAAACTAATACCACCTTGTTTTGTGACTGCTGCTAAAGTAGAAACTTGTACTTGTTGATTTGAATTTAAAGTTTTTGTTTTTGAGTTAGCCGCTGTACTTGATTTGTTTACAGTAAACATAACTTTTAGTTTTGCACTTCCGTAATTAGAACCAAAATCTAAAGTTAACTGTTTACCTGTAGGCGAACCACCTAATGTAAAGATCGCACCACCTTCGTGGTTATTTCCACTTAAACTTAATACATCACCAATAACAGCACTTCCACTTGCTGACATAACTGAAACTGTGTAATCACCTTCGGCTAAACTTGGAAATATTTCATTTGTACCAGCAGTGATTGTTTCTGAACCACCAGATAAATTTATAACAGTTTGTCTTCTTGCGCTATAACTTGTATCTGTGACACCACCATTTGATGTTGTTTTTAGTGTTTTAATATTTTCATAAGGTAATTTAAATATAGAAATATTTTTTTCAGGTGATTGTATTTTTGTTCTTCTTCTTGTAGCAATTGTTTTTGTTGATACATCACTACCACCTACAGCAGCAGATAATGTTAATGAAGTATTACTAACAATAGCCTCAACTATTCTAGTTAAAGAAGTACCACCGTCCGTAGTAAATGAGATTGAGTCACCTATTACTAATTCTTCTGTAAATCTTGTATTGAAACCTGTAACTGCCGTACCACCATTTGCGATAGATAATGTACCAGTTAATGTGACATTTGATCCATATGTTGCATCTAATGCAGTATCTGCTGTATAAGTTGGCGAACCAGCCATACCAATGTGTTTAACATTTGGAAAGTCAAAACTTCTTACACCTTTAAATCCTACAGCGTCAGCTTGAATAACTGCTGTGTTTGATGATGTACCACCAGTAATTGTTTCACCAGCAACAAAGTCACCATTAACACTTGATAAAATAACAACACCGTGTACAGCATTACCCGCTGAACTAAAAGATGTAATATTTGTAGCAGTTGTACCATCACTTTCAAATAATTCAAATGTGTTTGTACCTGGATTTCTAACAGTAAATATATCACTAGTTGTCATTGCTGTAGAATTGTTAGCAGCACTAATAGCACTAAATTTAATTTGTTGTCCTTCTTTTAAATTGTGTGCTGTTGATGTACAAACCCCTGGACTTGCTGTTGTTATACCAGAAACAGCAGTTGTTTCAGTAGTAGATATTGATTCTAAAGTACCTGTCGCACCTGAAGTACCACCTGTAATTAATTCACCAGTTGTAAATGACTGAGCACTAGTAATGTTTAAGTGTGTAAACAAATTAATATCAAACAAATAATGTCTGTATATAGCACTTGTTGAACTAGCACTTGAAAATATATTTGATGTTGCTGTACCAGATACATATTGAAAACCTCTGGACTTTGCTCTACCGATTGTATTAATACTTGATTCTGAACCAGCATTTTCTGTACCACGAGAACTTGTTGCCTCTTGGTATAAATTAACTCTTTTAAATGCTTCTGTTTCACCAGATACAAATGTTGTATCAGGTTGACCATAAATATTTGTCACATTTACAAAATTACCTACATCAAATCTAGTTTGAAAAGCATTTTCTGTATCAAAATCTCTTGCCTTATCTACCTCAACAAAAGAAGTTGCTAATTTTTCAATTTCATAACCCTTAACATATGCCTTACCTGGTGACATACCAATAGCAAGTTTAGTTGAATCACCACCATTACCTGAAGTATAAATCCCTCTTACAATATCTGGATCTGAACTACCCGTATTTTTTAAATGTTCTCTTACATCTATGTCAAATGGATTAATTGTATAGTTTCCTGATTCGTCAAATGTTCTTCTTGCGAATGTGTCTTCTAATACAGCATAATCAGTTGTTCTAACTCTATTTTGTAAGATACCATTTGATAATCTTAATAACTCAATAAAGTTTGAGTCTTCTGTTGATGTTAATGTTTTTTTTGCTAATGTTAAATCTATTTTAAATCTATGAGCACCTGGTGCATTAACATTTGAAGAACCAGCAGCATTATCATTTAAACTTGAGTCATCATTTGGAGTTACAAATGATTCAGCAACTGTTAAACCAACTCTATAACTAGGAGTGTTTGTATATTTGTCAAGTATTATAGTTTGATTAGATACTTGTACGTGAAATCCGTTAATGTAATAAACACCTTCTTGTACTTCTGCTGCAGCACCTGTAGCAGTTGAATTAACAACAGCAGATAATGAAACACTGGCACTATTTGTTCCAGTAATTGTTTCTCCGTTTGAAAACGCCGTTGCTGTTTTAGATGTACCACTATCTCTATATTTTACAAATAAAGTATCTGGATCAGTACCATCTGTCGCTGCTGTATTTACAATTTCTGCTTTAACACCTGAAGTACCACCTGTTAAAATTGTACCAGCTGTAAATTGTGCTAAAGTATTACCACTAGCTAAACTTGTTAACTTAACAGCATAATATTCCAAGTCATAACCAATTTCACCAGGAATAATCATAGCACCTTTATCAAAAAGATGATCAGATACTCTTTC